TCTAGGTTTATGTCAGAACTAAAGCGTTTTGCCTTAGATCAGAAAATATCAGTACATTTAGTAGCGCATCAGGTTACGCCAACAAAGACTGATGAAGGTCGTTATATTAAGCCTGACGTCAATAGAATAAAGGGTGGAGGTACTTTTGCTGATAAGGCTGACAATGTGATGTTTATATGGCGACCAGATAGGGCTTTGGAATTTAGCTCGACTTTAGTTACCTTTGGGTCACAGAAGATTAAGAAACAGAAATTAGTCGGCATTCCACAGGAGATAAACGAAATAACATTTAGTATGAAAGAGCAAAGGTATTATTTTAATGGCAAGACGCCATTCACTAAAGTAGATGAGTTACGTACAGGACATACAAATAACGTTACCAATCTGGATCAAATCTGGTAAGAAAAAGAGATATCTTAATCTTAACCAGTACCGTAACTGGCACTTTCAGGTAAGTAACAACATAAAAAAGACGTTTAAGGAGCAAGTCGGGGGAAACCTCGACTTTTCTATTTTAGGTAAGATTGAGATAGACTACGTATACTATGCGCCAGATAAAAGAAAAAGAGACTTAATGAATGTAATAGCTGTGGCTGATAAGTTCTTTCAGGATGCTCTGGTAGAAACTGGATGCATTGAGACTGACGATACAGATACGGTCGTAAAGATTACTTCCTTGTTCGGAGGTGTTGATAAAGAGGACGCTAGGATTGTTGCAACAATAAAACAATTTAAAACAACGTAATATGCACGTACAAATATTCCCTATTTATGGGATGACATTCGGAGTGAATTATTGGGACACTCATATGCTACCCGAAGATGAACCGCATCCAGAGGATTTGTCACCAGAATATATGATACAAGTTTTTATCGGTGTATTCGGAATATCATTTCATTGGTGGAGCGATTAATTGATAGGCTTGCTGAAAAGCATATAGATTGGATTCATATGGCTAAGTCATTTGGATGCAATGAAGATGAGGCTAATGAGCTAGTACAGTCAATGTACGTTCGCTTAGTGAAATACATAGATGATCCAGAAAGGATTATGTATAATGAGAAGGAGCTTAATAGTTTCTACGTTTACGTTACTCTTAGGAATTTATTCCTATCTAAGGCACACAAATGGAAGGTAGATGCCGACTTAACGAATTCAAACGCTGGAAGTAACAGCTTAATGAATACATATGAGTACGAAGATAGCTTTGAGAATCTAGTTGGCGGAATAGAAGAGATGGTCAATAGTTGGTACTGGTACGATAAGAAACTATGGGAAATACACTTTAAGAAGCAACTTAGTATGAGGGCAATATCATCTGTGACTAGGATAAGCTTAAGCTCTATATTCGGAACTTTGAAGAATGGAAAGATAAAAGTAAGGAACGCTTTTGAGAAGGAATGGAAGGAGTACTTAGAAGCTAAACAGGATAAATACAGAAAATAATATGGAAGAGTTTAAGGGCGATAAACGCACAAAAGCCTACCGAGATTGGAAGGCTAAACAAGAGAAAGAGAGTAAGGGTCTAGGAGACACCGTTGAGAAGGTGTTGGAGAAGACGGGAGTGGCTAAGGTGGCTAAGTTTATATTAGGCGAGGACTGTGGCTGTGATAGTCGTAAGGAACTTCTAAATCGAATGTTTCCTTATGAGAAGCCTAGTTGCCTAACGGAAGATGAGTACGACTACCTTACTAATTTCTTTAGCAAAAGAAGAGCCACTATAACAACAGATCAGCAAAAGAGCCTAGTGAATATATACAACAGGGTCTTCAATGATAATGTAAAAGGAACTAGTTGCGCTCCTTGTTTCGTTAATGGCATTCTTAAAAAGTTAGAGAAGGTATATAGAAAATACAAATGAAAAACTGGAAAGAAGACGATTTGTTTGACTACCTGAAAGAAAACCACTATCCTGACTTAGTTAAGGCTAGTGATCCTACTAGCAGGTGGGATTGCTATTCAGCTGTAGCTAACCATAGAATAGAGCTTAAGTGTCGAACTTCTCATTACGATAAGTTGATGATTGAGAATAAAAAGCACAAGGCTATGTTAGATAAATGCGAAGGTACATTTGAGATACCTATGTATATTAATTCAACACCAGAGGGTGTATTTAGATTCAACCTAAAGACGTTTAGACCTAGGTGGCAATCTATGAGACTAAGAAAGACAACCCACTTCAATGACGCCAATAGGGTGGAAAAGCAGGTAGGGTTCTTATCAATAACAAAAGCAGATAAATTATGAGTGATTCAGTAACAAAGTATTTTGAGAATGCTTCATCCAGCTCGCCAATAAAAACAGAGCAGGTTGATCGTATATTAGAGAATGTTATACGTAAGTATAACAACAGAAGTAAGGTTGGTATAAATAAATACGGAACAACCCTAGAAGAGTCTAAAGAAGACACAATTGCATTTATCAGACACCTACAGGAAGAGATGATGGATGCTACGCTATATTGCGAAAAACTACTAAAACTAATGAACAATGCCAATTAAGATGCAACCTAAGAAGTACGAGGAACAGAAGGAATTTAACCGCAGATGTATGAATAATGCAAAGCTGATTAGCGAGTACCCAGACAGGGATCAACGTTATGGGGTATGTCAAACTGTGTGGAAAGATAACTTCAATCCTAAAAAATAATTTGGTAGTATCAAAATTTTGTTTATCTTTGATCAAAAGGAAAACATTATGAAGATATTATCAACAATTCTAAAACCGTTCAAGCTAGCAATGGCTCTTGTGTTGCTCTTTTTGTTCTACATCATTGAGACTGTACTTATGGTATTATACGTCTCTGTTGAGTACCCACTATCATTCTTACTGGATAAGACCGAACGAGTAATTAAGTACTTAATAAAAAACATTTAAGATGGGAGCAACTAAAAGAGAATTCGAGAAATTACAGTTTGAGGACATTCTAGGAGAAGAAGCTAGAGTCTACCACAAATGGCTAGAAGAAGAAGAGTATAACAGATACTCACCTAAACCTACAGAGCGGTACTACGATAAAAAATAGATTATGATATTTACTTTAGATGGTAAGGCTTGGAGAGAAAGTGAACTTCTAGAAAAGATGAAGGATGACCCATTCTACTTTGGTTATATGGGTGAGAACAGTCTATCGTCTTCTTCAATAAAACTCTTGTCGAAAGACCCATTAAAGTACATCAACAGTATTGGTGGTGATAGCGGACATAAATCTGCATTTGATTTTGGTTCGTTATTTCATTGGTATGTGCTAGAACCAGATGTATATAAAAAGCAGGTATTTGTTGATGTGGACAAAAGAGCTGGGAACGTTTGGAAAGAAGCCTTAGCAGAAAATGATAGGGTTTTCCTTCAGAAGGATAAAGAGAAGGTTGAGGAACTAGCTGAAACATTCTTATCCTGTTCTAAGATAAAAGATATACTGGAAAAGTCCACACCTGAAGTTCCTGCTGTAGGCTATATAGATGGCTTATGCTTTAGGGCTAAGGCAGACATACTAGGTGATGGTTACATTGCAGACTTAAAGACCTGTCAAAACCTTAAATGGTTTAAAAGTGATGCTAGGAAGTTTGGTTATGCAGCACAGGTATACATTTACTGCAGCCTATTCAACATTACATACGACAACTTTGTTTTCATTGCTATAGATAAGTCGACAGGTGAATTCGGATTCTTTAGTGTATCTGAAAGGTTTTACTTATCTGGAAAAGAAATTGTTGAGCAGGGTATATATAACTACAGGAGAATATCAGAGGGTGAGACGGAGTTTGAGCCGTTCTACGTAGAAGATACATTATGATTTACACAGATAAAGATGAGTGCTATAAAGATATATTGATATCACTTACAACTGGAGTGCTAGAGGAAGGAGATTTAGGAGTGCTAAGGAAGTACTACGAAGAGATAGAACATTACGAATGCTGTCAAGGGATAGCAGAGGCTTATAAGGATTATAAAAAACTATTATATGTTAACAAAGGAGATACGGAGTAGAATAGAAGAGGAATTACAGATCGACCTAGATCATAGAACAGCTAGTGGGAGACACTTAAGGCGTAGGGATCACGTTTATGCTAGGGCGTTATATTACGGAATATGCAGAGAGGTTACTAATCTTAGCTTAGATGAGATAGGAAAGACATTGGATCAGAATCACGCAACTGTCCTGCATTCGATTAAGAATGTGTTTAGTAATTTAGAGTTTTGGTCAGAGAAGTCTTATGTTAGGGCATACAATAAAGTATTGAGTGAGGTAGAGCCAATAAATCAGGCTTTGAAGGATGAGAAACCTAAGAATAAAAGCTACCTTCAGCTACTCGGTCACAACGCTCTTTTGCAGTCTATGTTAGATAAAGCTAACGATGAGGTTGAAAATTCAGGAGAATACAGAGAGAAGTATATTAAGGCAAACGTTAGGCTACAACATCTGAAAGGTTTGATACTAAAGAAGCAAAGCATTTCTGCTGCTAAGAATTTTATAGCTGAATTAGAATTGATAAAAGAATAGATATGTTTTACATAATAGGCGCAGTTATATTGTTGGTAATGTTATATACAGATAAATAATATGGAAGAAGATAAGCCAAAAAAGGTAGACGGTAGAAAGAATAATGGTGCAGTTAAAGGTGTCTCTAGAGGACAGGGTAGACCTAGAAAGGTAGCTGATAAGGATATGAACAGACTTACCCTTTCTGCACTAAGGAAGACATTCGGTAGCGAAGAGAAGATGTGGATCGAGGTAGCTAAGTTAGCTAAGGGAGGTTCGTCTAAGCATTGGGACTATCTAATGAACTACAGGTATGGTAAACCTAAAGAGATGCAGCAGATAGATGTTACCACTAAAGTAAATATACCTGTGATTGATTTCGCCCAACCAAATCCAATAGATATAACCCATAAAGAAGTTAAAGATGAAAGAATCGAAGCTAATAGAAATGAAGAACAAAGTAGAACGACTGGAGATGATAGTGGTTCTATGCCTAGAGAAAATTGAAACACTAGAAAGACTAGTAACAGAACTTAAACCAAAGGAAGATGGAGATAAAAATGAGTACAGCGAACAGAGCAATAATTGAAGCCTTCCAAAAAGGTTACCGATGTGACGATGACGGAACAATTATAAAACCAGATGGAAGAAGACAAAGGGCTGGTATTTCAGCACTAGGTTATCGTAGGTTTAACTATTACATAAAGGGTAAACCTGTATCACTTTTAGCACATCGTTTTGTTATGTTCTGTAGGGTAGGTGATCGATTGTTTACTAAAGGATTATGTGTGCTTCATAAAAACGACATAGGTACGGACAATTCAGTTAAAAACCTTTATCTTGGAACTGCAAGAGATAATAGTAGGGATATGATCGAAAATAATAGGCTTGTAAAGAGAGGGACATATAAATTATTATATAGTGAGATATATAACTACTATTTAGTTTTCGGTCAAAAGAAAACCTGTGAAAAGTATGGTATTAACCAACCTACTTTAATAAATATTAAGAAAAAATATAAGAATGCAAAGCATACAACTTCATCCCAAATATCAATCCCTTTTTAATAGCGACAGTAGATACTTTGTAATCACAGGTGGAAGGGGTTCTGGTAAGTCATATGCCGCAACCCTTTTTCTTAATCTACTAACCTATGAAGAAGGCAATGGTATATTGTTTACTCGATATACTATGAGTTCTGCTTCTATGTCTATTATCCCTGAATTTAACGATAAGATTGAGATGATGGGAGCGCAGGACAGCTTTACTATAACAAAGAACGATATAAGGAATAATCATACAGATAGCTTCATTTACTTTTCAGGTATTAAGACAGCTTCTGGTGACCAGACCGCCAAACTTAAATCTATTAGCGGAATAAATACTTTCGTACTAGATGAAGCAGAGGAGCTGCTAGATGAAGAGAGCTTCGATAAGATTGACTATTCTATACGGGCTAGAGGAGTTAAAAACAGAGTCCTGTTAATCTTAAACCCTACCACCAAAGAGCATTGGATATACCAGAGGTTCTTCCAGAACAGAGGTATACCAGATGGATTCAATGGTACACAGGATAACGTCACCTATATACATACCGACTACAGGGATAACATAGAAAACCTATCGGAGTCTTTTGTAAATCAGGTTAAGGATATGAAGATACGTAGACCCGATAAGTATAAGCACCAGATACTAGGTGGATGGCTACAGAAGGCTGAAGGTGTAGTATTCGATGACTGGCAAATGGGTAGGTTCAACGATGAGATGCAACTAACCTGTTACGGACTAGACATTGGATTCAGTAGGGACGAGAGCGTACTTACTAAGGTATCTATAGATAAGCAGCGTAAGATTATTTGGGTTAAGGAGATGTTCTATAAGAAGGGTCTGGTGACCTCTAACATATATGATCTATGCCAAAGGCACGCAGGTAAGCAGCTAATAGTATGTGATAGTAGTGAGCCTAGGCTTATCGCTGAACTTAATTCTAGGGGTCTTAATGTAACGCCAACAGTAAAGAAGAAAGGGTCAATCCTAGCAGGGATAGCTCTTATGCAGGACTATAATATAAACTTAGATGGCGAAAACCTAGTCAAAGAATTTAATAACTATGTATGGGATGTTAGAGGTGTAAAGCCCAGAGATGCCTATAATCACGGTGTAGATTCTATGCGTTATGCTATAGAATATTTATTACTAAGAACAAATCCAAAAGGGATGTATGTAATAAAGTAAAAAAAGTTTTGGTATATTGAGATATATCTTTATATTTGAGTAATAAATTTTGTTTCATAGATTTAATTTTGGTTAATTATCATTAAACCCCTAGTTTTTGTCTTCTGGGGGTTTTTTGTTTCAATTATTTTGGTAGTTCGAAAAAAGGTTATATATTGCACCTAGTTAAACACATAAAAGGAAACACAATGAACAAATTACTATTTCAAATTATCGACAGCCTAGTATCAACAGGCAAAATATTTTCAGCTAGTTTTACTAAGGCTGACGGAACAGAGCGTACAATGTCTTGTAGAGTTGGCGTACAGAAAGACCTAAAAGGTGTAGGGCTGCAATACGATAGACGTAAGGCACACAATATAGTTGTATGGGATATGAACGCCAATGGTTACAGAACTATTAAGACAGACCGCTTAAATTGGATTAAGATAGAAGGCGAGAAGTATAATTTTGATGAAATATGAACGAAGAAACTAGAGGTGCAAAAGATTCGCCTCCAATGCCTAGTGATTTCTGGCATTATGCTTACAATCCTATAACAGGATTTCCAATAGAGAATAAGAGATCAAAAACAGTATTTAGAAGGATACCATATGAGAACAAAGAAGAATAGTTACGGAGATGATGTGTATGCAAACTACTACACAGAGAAAGAGGTGGCTCTTATTTCTAGCTTAGTTACATACCATATAAAGACACTAGAAGGTCTTTTAGATGATGGAGAAGTAGCGTTACCAGACCATAAGAAGTGGATGTATGAACTAGAGGATAAATTAGAATTATAAATTATGAACCAACCACAAGATTTCAACGTAGAGGTAAAAGAAACCAGTAGAGAAGACTACTACTCTTTGAGTATAACCTATCCGAACTCAAAGCCTATAGATATTACGCTAGAGAGATCAGAGATTAGATATCTTATAGAGAAGCTGGACAACGCAATATAGTTAGATTAAGAACTTATGATACATATACCATTGCAACAGTCAATAATAGATTATAGTATTAAGTTTTCAGAATCAACTAATCTAGGTAATAGAATTAGGAATAATGGAAGTAAGGCAGAGCAATTGGTAGGGATTATTTCAGAGAACACAGTAAGAAATTATCTAGAATTAGATTTAATGAAACCTAATTCTGGTTGGGACGGAGGTTTT